CCCTGCTTGGCATATATAATAGCTTCACTATATAACTCCATTTCCCAGGTATTTTGGGGACGGAATTCTTTATCCACAGCAGCTACTAATTTAGAATTATCATCTATACCTCTCATAACCATACTACGAACCAATTCTTCAATAGCCATACAATTGAAATACATTGTGTCGTTAGTCATGTTTATTTATTTATATTGTTTATCTTTCTCTATCCTCTTCAATCTAAGCCACTCAAGCTGATCAGCCAAAGATATTACTTCGCTGAATTTACGTTCCATTAATGGTTTTTCCTTTGTCGTCTTAAAAAATGATCTATCTACTCTCCTATCCGCTTTACCCTGTGCATCGTCTTTTGTTTGAATAGCCATATTTTATTTTTGTTTGAATTTAAAACCAGTAATTTGCTCAATCAACTTTACTTCAACTTCATTATTTTTAAGACCATCAGCTTTTGAAGCATCATTTTCAAATAAGAATGCTGACCACTCCTTTGTTTTTTTATTATACATTACCTTCCAACATTGCTTAGGTACTGATGTTGTGCCTATTTTTTTAACTATACCAATTGAACCTGCCCAAACACGGATTGAATCATATTTTAATGCTTCACTACGTGTCATTTCTTCTAATACTTTCCAATCACCTCTATTTAATGCTGGTGTTTGGGGTGTCATATTTGAAAAATAAAACGACTCAGTCATTTTAACTATATCACAAGCGCCGTCTGCGGCTGGGAATATATGACCACGATCATATCCTGAGGCATTATAATCAGCTTGTAGATTGGTATATAGTGGTAGTTTTGGATCGGGTCCAAAATTATCAGTACGTTTTATTTTAGTAGAACAACTTAACATTACTTTAGTTAACCACCATTCAACCTTAACAGGATAATGTTTGGATTTGCTGTAAGTTGTCTTATATGCTTTATGTACAATTGTAACTGTGTCTTGAGCCGAAACAGTAAAACTAATTAGCAGGAGGAGTGATAATAGGTATTTCATACCTATAAATATCACTACATATCCATCATCGATTTAGATACGGCTTCGTAATATTCCTCCCTTAAACGCCTAACAGCAGCCTCAGCACTCGCTACACCTGCTTTAAATGATTCGGATTCATTTGAATAACCACGTTCATTGATTACTTTAAATACTTCTTCAAATAGATCAAATCCAAAATAATTGTCTCCTAATGCTTCGTATTTATTCATAATTTATTATTTTATCCAATTATAAGCAAAAGCGCCTTGTTCTGATTTAGTTCTTGGTTTTGATTCGGGTCGAGCCATTACTTTAGCTTTACGACCACGTTGTTTATAAGTACATTCCTCAACAGCATCCCATTTCCATTTTTTAACTTTCTCTAAAAATGCTGCTCTGTAATTTGCTAAGCGTTCTTGTTCTGTTCTCATTAGATGTAATCTAAGATAAGTTCTTCGCCATAACAAAGACTTTTCAATGTTTGGAATTTACGTTCATTATCTAATGGTTTAGCCTCATTATAATCATTACACCACACTAACTCACCACCATACATCATTCCACTAAAGTATTCCAATTGTGAATTCATTACTATAAACCACTCACGCTTCGTTTGTTGTGCTTTTTTCTTCTTCATTGGTCGCAAATTTACTGTCTGATATTTTTAATCCACAATACAAATCAAGGAAAGCCATTTCACGATCAGCTATTTTTGAATAATAGCGTTTTTTCTTCTTAATGTGTTTTACACCCCACTCTTTCCATTCTTTATTTTGGGCTTCAGTCATTGTGTATTGCTGGAACCAATTATCTTTTCTACCTTCTACATCTTCAAACTTAAGATCGTGGCCAGCAAGTTCAAACATTTTGTCAATCAACTCCTTTAAAAATTGTTTTTCTTTATTTGTTTTTAGGTCTGCGTGTCTCATAAATATTTAGTTTTAAGTATACGTTGATAGTAATCTACGACTTCTTCTTTGCCCATAGAAGATACTGTCCATATTTGTGAAAATTCTTTTCTACATTGTTCTATTCGTTCACGTTTAGATTTAGTTTTATCGGTAGCCTTTTCATAATACAACCACGCTTCCCAATAATGACTAACATCCTTCTGACCTACCATTAATGCTACTTGATATCCAAAAAATACAAATGATAGTACAGGACCCCACTCGTATCTAAAATCAGTATCAGTCCATTTTGTTTTATATCCTAATCCACAGTAACTGAATCCAACTTTGAGTGGTACGGAAAATGAATACCCTAGTTTTTCTTGATATAGTTCTTCGTATGATTTTATCTTACGAGCATATTTAGGGTTTCGTTCATTATATTTCTTCTCAGCTTCTATTGTATCTAGCGCTGCCTTTTTAGCTAATTCTGGAGTTGCTTTAACCCATTTTCTAGGTAGAAAATATGGAGTACCAATTTGTGTTTTACCAGCATAAAACCTAACATAAAATGGTTTAAAGGGACTATTTAATACCTTTAACCATTTAAGATCTTGTAATATATATTTTAATTTACTCATACGTTTGCTTTTCTAATTGTTGCTTTGTATCCTCCTACTATGCCAAATTGATTTTTTGGTTGTTCAGGTATCATTTTATCTTCATCTGTCTTCTTTACAATAAGCGGATGATATTCTACGCCTTCATGTATAATAGTAAAACCGCTAGTTACCATCTGCTCCTCTTTCGGTTCTTCTTTCTTTGGAATATAAGAAGTTACTTTAGCTGCTACTACTCCACTAACGAATGTTGTTAGTCCTTTAAAAAATAATCTACGATTATTTTCCATTAAATATGTAATTTTAATTTAGTATTTGGAGTTGTTGTTCCTAAACAGATGTTACCGTTAGATGTTATTCTCATTCGCTCTACTCCATATACTCCAACACCTATACCCTCATATCCCGTTGATTTAATAACTAGTTTTTTAGGTTGTATATTTGGCAATGGCAGAGCAGCTGCTACTGCTGCCATTGTAAATGTCTTTAAGAAATTTCTTCTATTACTCATTCCATAACATTTATTTTACTGAGTTAACATTAATATTATTATCTTGAATAATCAAATATTCTCCTGATGTTTCCATAGTGTCTATAAAATAGTATCTACCACCAGTAAATTTATCACTACCATCAATATCTATTCGTTTCATTCCTGTATGTCCTACAATTTGAATATAATCTTTCTTTAGGCTTTTTGTATGTTTTTTATTAGCCTGCATCAACGATCTAGGTCTAATCCAAATTGGTGTTTGTGTTGTATTATCTCCATAAGCATCAAAACCATTAAATTCAAATGCTTTAGGTTTATACTTAAACAATTCATTTAGATCAACTACTACACTCTCTACACTCCAATCGTTCTCGCCAAACACTTGATCCATAAACACAGGACTTACACCAGCATGAGTTAATAAGAAATTTTCAAAGCCGTAAGCCATTTGTAGATGATGTCTATTTTCATCTATAACCTGAGTGATTGATGGGGCGATTCGGCTTTGGTACCCGCTAGTACCTGTATAGCCAATTTCGGGAAAGTAGTGATGATCATGGTTACCAATCAATAATACAACTTCAACTTGTGGGTTGTTTTCTTTGTATTGGATTATTTGTTTGAAATTATCAATTTGTTCTACACCACTAAATTCAAATGAATCAAAATAATCACCTATAAAGATAACCCTATCAGGTTGTTCTTGATGTATTGCTAATTTCCAATTTGAGCGACCGTGTGTATCACCTAGTACTAAAGTCTTCTTCATAACCTATTATTATTCCTTTTACTGATTTATGTTCTGGTTCTTTATCTAATATTTTATCTCTCTTCTCCATATTCTTAAGTAAATCATGTTTACCATAATACCAAACACCATTCACATTCAATACCATTTCTTCATGGCTAATAGTATTAACATCGTTATATCCAGCCTCGTAACCTTTAACAAATACCTTTAATTCAGGATCTATTGTTTGTAAATATTCAATTAATTCTTTAACTATCATAATTTAAAGATAATATATTATTTGGCCTTCACCAAAATTGATACCACGGTTTTTTAGCTTTTGGTTGTGGTATACTTGCTTTGAATGGATGATCTAATAGCAAATTGGCGTGATGGCAGATGGTATGTTTATCTACATTACTTAACTTATTAACATCTATATACATTTGGACAGGAGCCTTTATTCCACCTGCTTCAATTGAAGTAGTGATTACATAATACTCCTTACCATTTACAGATGTAGTACGTACCATAGCCATAAATATGTTTGTTATTAGAAAGTATACTATAGTACTTCACCCTTATCCTCTTCATCAAAGAAGTCTTCACCTTTGTAATCGGGGTGGTTTTTAGTCATGTATTCGATTCCACCTGCCCATAACCAGGCGACTGTTCCTATTATAGCTAATCCTAAAATAATTAATCCCACCATCTTTTAATGTTTTGTTCTAATATTTTAAATAATAATTTATGAGCGCGGTTTTCATTCATCATTGCTATTTGCATAGCAATTTTACCTTTAGGTACTTTCAAATCAGGGACACATTTATAAATCAATGGGTACTTTTTAAAATAATCATCGTAATGTTCTGATTTTTCTATTATTGTAATTTCATGTAGATCTGGGTGGTCTTTACTATCAATAGATTTAAATTCTAAATCATGGTATTCAAAATACTCCATTCCATAATATTCTTCTTGTATTTTCTCAATCAATCTAACACATAACATCATTTTCTCAGCATCGCGTTTAGCTGATAAGTGGCGATTATAACTACCAATGTATTTGGCTTGGTTCTTAAGTTTGAATTTAAGTATTTCAAAAATATAAAAATCATCCCAATCTTGGTCTTTCCATATAATTGGAAACCAACGATATAAATTGTAGATGCGTCTAAAGAATTGCTTTATCTTATACATAACTTAAATATAAAACCTATTATTTAGACAACCAAAGTTATTTTTTACTACCGTCTTGTGTAGCATATTTAATACCCATGATTGTACCAACTATTGAAAATGCATTTGTAAGCAATACACTAAACATATTTGACCAAGTCGAACCAATAATTTGTGTGTCTTTGCCGGTGACCATTGCCATCCAATATAAAGCAGTTGTTACAACACCTACCCCTACAATTACTATCAAGGCAACCATTACAATTGTCTTAATTAACTCAGATTGATTTTTCTTCATCATCACATCTAAATCATTTAATGCAGCGTTCTTCTCTATTTCAATTGAATTTTTTAATTGCTGTGATTTATCTAACTCAATTTGTAGATCTTTAGAAAGAGCATCTATCTTATTTTTGCTAATAATAGCTTCAGTAACGTCAGTTGCAATTTTGATTACATTTGTAACGTTTCCTTTACTATCAAAGACTGGATTGTAGGTGGCTTGTAAATAAATAATAGAACCATCCACTTTTTTTCTTTCAAATATCCCGTCAAAAAACTTACCGCTTTTTAAAGATTTCCAAAACTTACTATACTCATCTGATTTTGAATACTCATACGTTACAAAAATACTATGATGCTTTCCTATTACTTGGCTTTTTTCGTTAGCCTTATAACCCATCGTTTCTAAGAATATAGAATTAGCATCTAAAATAAAACCATCCATATTAAAACTAATAGTTGCAGTGCTCTTATTAATCGCATCTATTTGTTTTTTACTATTAACAATCTCAGTAATGTCAGTAGCAACTTTCATTACTTTAGTAATCGTGCCACTCTCATCATAGATAGGATTATAGGTAGCTTGTAAGTTGATAAGACTACCATCTTTTTTCCTTCTTTCGAATTCTCCTTGATAGAATTTACCACTCCTTAATATATCCCAAAACTTTTCATACTCCAATGATCTCGCATAATCTTCACATACAAAAATACTATGGTGTTTACCGATGATTTCTTCATGATCCTTCTCACCATATCCCATTGCTTTTAGAAAAACAGCATTAACACCTAAAATATTTCCTTTTAAGTCAAAATATATAATTGCATTGCTTCTATTAATTGCCTCAAGTCTACTTAATAATTCTTCTTTAGATAGGTTTTTCATTTAATTACTCTCCTTTAGTTTCGTCTTTACCTTTATTGATCCACTTATCTATGGAAGCAATACCAAAAGAACCTAAAGTTAATATCATAAAAGCATTAAAGATGAACTCTTGAACAACGAGTTCTTTACCAAGACTCCCAGTAACAATATCTGCTACTGCAAAGCCTACCATCATTAAAAAGGCACAAAACCCAATAAAACTTTTTTCGTTAATAGTGTTGTTGTCGTTAAACAACTGTGAGAAGAATGTTTTCATACTTTTAATTTTTAATAGAAATAAAGAAAGGTTGCATATATTTCTATATACAACCTTGTTTTACTCTAATAAATATACTAAAAGTATAATTACTCTACTGGCTTCAAATCGGCTTTACCGCCAACTCCAACAGAATCAGCTTTAGCTGAGTCAGTGAGTGCGGGTAAAATTACTGAGCTGTCAGGACCGGGTGTTACTAGTGAATCACTTGTAACTGTCTCTGTTAATCCACCACAAGAGATCAAAAACATCATTGCTGTGGTTGCTACCAAAATTGCTTTTTTCATAATATAACTGTTTGTTTTTATTTGTATAAATATACAACTTTATTTTGCCAAAATCACAAAATATAAATCTATATTCATACAGTTTAATTTAAATAATCTTTAATATTTATACCTTGTTGTTTTTCTAAATAATGGAATTCACTATGGCAATTACGACACAAAGTAATACATTTTTCTAATTCTAGTTTTAATCTAGTTATACTATATTTACTAGCATCACCTAAATCAAATTCTTTTTCATCAGGATTAATATGGTGAAAATCTAAAACATACGATCTAATATCTCCACATTTTTTACAACTACAAGTGGATTTATATTCATCTATAAATTGTCTACGTTTTTTATTTTGTTTTTGTTTATTCAGTCTATTCCATTCTCTTACTTTATCAATATTTTTTTCTTGGTATTTTTTAATTGAATTTAAAGTAGAAGTTTTATTTTCTTTTTTCCATTCTATCATGTTGTTTTGGTGTTTTTCCTTATTTTGTTTATAATACTCGGAAAAATACTCTTTAGTCCCTGCTTTCATATAAGATATTGTTTCCAATAAATATATAAAAGCAGGGGGAGATGATAGGAAGTGGAGATAGCCGGAATTGAACCGGCGTCTTCGAAAGCGACAATAATACTAACGTCTCACATGCTTAGATCTGAACAAGTCTGATCAGTAGGGCTGACCTTTATGGTCGTTTCCACCACTTGATTTATGACATCAAGAAACTAATCCACAGTCCTTATTTAACGAGTCGATTGTGAGCGCTCGGTGGTATTCTGTTCCTAGGTTACTCACACCCGATGCGGACTAGGCTGCTAAAGCGTAGTCGGCGCCTACAAACGCCATAAGGTCGTCGAAGGTCATAGTTGACATTTCGTCAGTTATTGTTTGCAGTTTTCTAAGGCGACTCTACCAAACGCCTGCATGTAGCATCATCTCAACATTCGAATCGATACCATGTTATCCCCATATGTTAAAGAACTTCTTTAGTTTTCTTCTTATCTAATATTTTCTTTATCTCAGCACACATTTCATATTCTTCCATTGCAATTAAATCATTCATACAATTACCTAGTAGTTCTTTGTATTGTGGTTTATCAATTGTGAATACTAATCCATCGTCTAATACTTTAAAGGTAATATCAAATATATCAATACTTGATTTATTACGTTTATAAGCACTTAAAACACATTTTGCCATTTTTAAAATAATATCAGCGTCTCGGTTC